AAGTACCACAAGATGACGAACTATATGCTGGTATACTTAGCTATAGTGGAAGAAACTTATTATATGGATTTTATAGTGAGCCAATTAAACTTACTTGGAGAAAAGTGTGAAAGCTATTATTAGCAACAGAATCTACATGGATAATCCAGGTAGTGCTGCTAGTAAATTTATTATGAATACACTTACTTATAAAATTCATAAAAATACTGGGTCGAAAAAGTTTGTTAGTGTGGAAACTATTAAAAACTACAAGAGCTATACTGGTGGCATAATAAGTATACCACAAGGTCGTACTGACCTAATACCAGAAGGCTATAGCATAGTAGATAAACGAGTAAACAATCCCGTACCCTTTCCTACACCCAAATATGAGCTTAGACCTGATCAACTAGAGATATACGATCAAGTTACTGATACGTGCTTTATCAACGCCCTAGTAGGTTGGGGTAAAACATTTACAGCCTTACATATTGCTCGTAAGTGGGGGCAGAAAACACTGGTAGTAACTCATACTACAGCACTGCGTGATCAATGGCGCGAAGAAATTGAAGCACTGTTTGGCATATCACCAGGTATTATAGGCAGTGGTAGTTTTGACGTAGAAGATCACTTTATTGTAGTAGGTAATGTACAAAGCATAGTTAAAAACTTAGATAAGATTAACAAGGAATTTGGTACAATAATCTTAGATGAAGCGCATCATTGTCCTGCTACAACATTTAGTCAAACTATTGATACTTTTCATGCTAGATATAGATTGGCCCTTAGTGGTACAATGCAACGTAAAGACGGAAAGCATGTACTATTTCAAGATTATTTTGGCACAACAGTATTTAAACCAGAACAAGCTAATACTATTAATCCAATAGTACACTTAGTAAAAAGTAATATCACCCTAAAACCAAATGTACCTTGGGTAGAAAAAATCAATGAATTAACACAAAGCGATTACTATAGAAAATTTATTAGTGCACTTGCTACTTTTCATATTGCTAAAGGACACAGTGTACTAGTAGTAGCAGACCGTGTAGAATTTTTAGAGAAAGTAAAAGAGTATGTTGGAGAAACGTGTTTGTTGGTTACTGGCGACACCAGCTTTGAGGAACGCCAGTATGCAAAAGAACAAATCCTCAGCAAAGCAAAAATGTGCATTGCTGGCAGCCGTCAAATCTTCAGTGAAGGAATCTCAATCAACATCCTTAGCTGTGTTATCCTAGCCGTACCAATGAGTAATGATAGTCTACTAGAACAAATTGTTGGCCGTATTATGCGACCACATCCAGGTAAATTAAATCCTATAGTAGTAGATATTCAATTTAGTGGTTGGGCAGATAAAAAACAAAATACTGATCGTCTAGGCCTATATATGAAAAAAGGCTGGGAAACTATATCGGTATAGAAATTTTAACTTGTTGCAGATGGTCTGTTGTGTTATAATATATGATGAATCAAAGAAAAAGTTTTCGTTTTAACCTTAGTAAATTAGAGCACGCCGCTAAAGGCAATGCAATAAAATTAGTTGAATTACTAGAAGATTATTATAAAGGTTTCAACCTTGGATTTAGTGGTGGTAGTAGTTTTTTAACTAGTCCTGGACAGCTTTTCTTTGATCGTAACACAGATATACTATTTAAATCGCAGTATATACAACTAGCGGCACGTAGAAGTTATCAGCAATACAAAGATTTAGGTTACACATATTTAGACTTAAGTTATTATCCAGACCTAAAAATTGACGCAATAAAATACAATCCGCTATTAACAATTACAGAAAACAAACTATATTTCAAATACGAGGAATAAATGGCACTTAGCTTTAAACAAACAAAAGGTAAAGCAGTTACAAACAAAGTAGAAACTTACGAATACAAAGACGGCGAAAACACTGTTAGATTAATTGGCGGAGTTTTACCACGCTATATTTACTGGACTAAGGGTACTAACAACAAGGATATTCCTATTGAGTGCTTGGCCTTTAGCCGTGAAAAAGAGAAGTTTGACAATCTGGAAAAGGATCATGTACCCGATTACTTTCCAGATTTGAAATGCAGCTGGAGTTATTCAATTAACTGTATCGACCCTAAAGATGGCAAAGTCAAGGCACTAAATCTTAAAAAGAAACTGTTTGAACAAATTCTTACAGCAGCAGAAGATTTAGGTGATCCTACCGATTATGATACAGGCTGGGATGTAGTATTTAAACGCACTAAAACTGGCCCACTTGCATTTAATGTTGAGTATACTTTACAAGTATTGCGTTGCAAGCCTCGCGCTCTTAGCGAAGAAGATCGTAAACTGGCCGATGCTGCACAAAACATTGATGAAAAGTTTCCAAGACCTACAGCCGATGAAGTTAAGGCTCTCCTAGAAAAACTTACCACAGCTAGTACTGATGGTGATGACCTAGATGAAAGTCAAGCTGAAGCTATCAAAGAATTAGGTTAACATGTGGCCCAGTAATTTCGGTTACTGGGCCATTCTATTTGGAACTACAATGAAAGTACTATTTACAGCAGATATACACATAAAGCTAGGTCAGAAAAATGTACCACAAGATTGGGCTAGAAATAGATACAATTTATTGTGGCAACAACTAGCAGAACAACAAACTAAAGCCGACTTATTTGTTATAGGTGGTGATGTGTTTGATAAATTGCCTAGCATGGAGGAGTTAGAGATTTACTTTGACCTAATCAATCATTGTAATATTAATACAATTATCTATAGTGGCAATCATGAAGCAGTAAAAAAGTCTACCACGTTTATGACTAATTTAGCTAAAGCTACTAATCGTATGAATCGTCGAGTGATTATAGTAGATGACTTTTACAGCGACTATGGTATTGAATTTGTACCATACAATAAGCTAAAAGAGTTTGAGCAGGCTAGTCCTTGGCCTGAAGGTGGCAGCGTACTGTGCACGCATGTTCGAGGTGCAATACCACCGCATGTAATGCCAGAAGTAGACTTAAAGATTTTTAGTGGCTGGGACATTGTCTTAGCCGGAGACCTACACAGTTATGAAAATTGTCAGTGCAATATTCTCTATCCCGGCAGTCCTGTTACTACTAGCTTTCATCGTCAACCTGTTGACACAGGTGTAATCTTACTAGATACAGATACGCTGAAACATAATTGGATTAAGCTAGAATTACCTCAGTTGATAAGAAAAACTGTTGGAGTAAATGACCCTAAACCGCCAACACCGTATCACCATACAATTTATCAAGTTGAGGGTGACTTGCAGGAGTTGGGTGAGCTGGAGGATAGTGAGCTAATTGATCGCAAGGTAATCAAACGTACTAGTGATGTACAACTTATGCTAGACGGCGACATGACACTAGTGGAGGAAGTGCGTGAATATTTGCACTATATACTCAATTTGCCGGAGGCAACTATTGAGCGTGCTGTGCTTGAAGTGCAAAATAACTTAGACAAGATAGAACATGAATGAGTATCATCCCAACATGATTTATGTAGCCAGAATAATTGCTGAACGTAGTTGTGGCGATCAAGAGCGTTGGTTTGACTACTATGATGAAGCTAAAAACACCATACTACTAGTAGAACAACTAGGATTTTTAAATAAAAAGCGGTTTTGGAAAAATGATAACAATCAAAGAACTACGCTGGAGTAACTGCTTTAGCTATGGTGCTAATAATGTTATTAACTTTGTTAAAGCACCACTAACACAATTAGTTGGTAAAAATGGGCATGGTAAGAGCAGCGTAGCACTTATCTTAGAAGAAGTGCTGTTTAATAAAAACAGCAAGGGTATTAAAAAAGCTGATATATTAAACCGATATATCAAGGAAAAAAGCTATACCATTGAGCTAGACCTAGAGCGTGATGGCAATGAATATACTATTAAGTGCACTCGTGGTACGCAGCAAACTGTTAAGTTGTTGAAGAATAACATAGACATTAGTGGACACACAGCTACACAAACTTATAAAATCATAGAGGATATTATAGGCATAGATCATAAGAGTTTTGCACAAATTGTTTATCAAAGTAATGCTAGTAGCTTAGAGTTCTTAACTAGTGCTGATACTGCTCGCAAGAAGTTTCTTATTGAAATCTTAAACTTAACCAAGTATACTAAAGCTGGTGAGGTGTTTAAGGAGCACAGTATTGATCTTGGCAAGCAAATTAGTGAATGTCAAGGTAAAATTACTGCTATAAATGGTTGGTTAGATAAATATGAAAAAAGCGACCTAACAACTAAAACCATCAAGCCTGTAGAAATATTGGATGATAACTTAGCTAAACAAGTAACACAGCTTGAGCTAGAAATAGCTAACATAGACAAAACTAATCGCAAGATTAATCAAAACAATACCTATATTGAGCAGCTAGCTGGTATAAATATAACTAATATACCTGAGCCAGTAGACACTAAACGTATCAAAGAGTGTGAACAAGAAGTAACCACACTAGCAAAAACTGTTAAAGACAGCGAACAGTTTATCTTAAAACTTAACAAATTGCATGGAGTTTGTCCTACTTGCTTTAGTGCGATTGATGAAACCAAAGTACAGCAACTAGTTGATGAGCATAAAGCGATTATAGATCGTGCTACTGGCGAAAGTGTTGCTTGCAGTCTAAACTTTAATGTACTTAGTGAAAAGCATAAAGAGTACACAGAAGCAGTTAAACGTCAAGAGCAATGGGAAAAACTACATCTATTAATAGACCGCGAACTACCCAACAAAGTCCTAGATAAAAATGAACTACAAGATCAATATAATCAGTTGGCTAGAACTCTACAAGAAACTCAACAGCGCATCAAACTTGCAGAAGAACATAATAGTCGGGCGCAACAACACAATAGCCGTGTAGAGACTATTAAGCAGCAGCTGCAAGAGATGAGTATAGAGCTGGAGGAACATAGCTTTCAGCTTAGCATAATGAATGAGCGCATGAGTATACTACAAGTACTCACAAAAACATTTTCAACAACAGGGCTTGTTGCGTATAAGATTGAATGTTTAGTAAAAGATCTAGAAGATATTACTAATCGCTATCTAGTAGATCTAAGTGATGGTAGATTTCAAATAGGTTTCAAAGTTAACAGCAGTGATAAACTAAATGTTGTGATTACAGATAATGGGCGTGATATTGATATTAATGCTCTTAGTGGTGGAGAAAAGGCCAGAGTAAATGTGGCTACACTGTTAGCTATACGCAAGCTAATGCAAACACTAAGTAGTAGTCGTATCAACTTACTTATACTAGATGAAACTGTGGAAGCATTAGATGTAGATGGAAAAGAGAAATTAGTAGAAGTGTTACTTAAAGAAGAGCACTTAAATACATTCTTAGTTAGCCACGGTTTTACGCACCCACTACTAGAGAAAATAAATGTTATCAAGCGTACTAATGTATCTCGCATTGAGGGATGAGATGAGTAAAAAGCATTATGAAAAGATTATGAGTCGTCGCGGTAAACGTGTAGAAAAGGTAGTAGAGCAACTAGAGCAGCAGGCACTAGAAGATCGGCCTTCTGAACCACTTTATATGAATATAGATGGTACGATTGACTGGAGCAAACTAGCTAAACATGTTAGTGAGGCTACTAGTGGTAGATAGTCGTCAAAAAGGTGCACGCACTGAAACACTAGCACGTGACATGTTGCGTAAGCATACTGGACTAAATTGGGAAAGGGTACCTGGGTCAGGCGCTCTTGACCCTAAACATCAGCTCAAGGGCGATCTCTACATACCTGGTCAAAACAATAGGTTTTGTGTGGAGGTAAAAGGATATGCTGATGATCATATTAATAGTGGGTTATTAACGCATAAAGAGCCACAATTAATAGAGTGGTGGCGTCAAACAGATCGTCAAGCGCGTCAAGTTGATAAACTACCACTACTTATATTTAAACATGATCGTAGCAAATTATTTGTGGCAACAGTAGCTTATGATCTTGATATACTAGAAAATCGTTGGTTATTATACAGTAATGGCGGAGATTACGAGTTCTATATTATGTTACTAGAAGATTGGCTTGCAGGACCCACAATTAAATTTATATCTTGACTTTGTATATCAACAGTGATATAATAATAGATTACACTCTAAAAAATGATATGAAACCTTTTACAGAATTTGAAACAACCGAAAAGACACTGATGATAGTCGATGCACTTAATCTTGCTTTTCGCTATAAACATAGTGGAGCCAGAGATTTTGCAGAGGACTACCTACGCACTGTTGAAAGTCTAAAAAAGAGTTATAAAGCTAAATGGGTTATCATAGCGGCAGATCAAGGATCTAGTAGCTATCGTAAAGCTATTTATCCACAGTACAAACAAAATCGTAAAGACAAGTATGAACAACAAACTGAAGCTGAGCAACTTGAGTTTGAACTATTCTTTGAAGATTTTACCAAAACACTAGAGCTGTTAGCAGAACACTATCCAGTGTTAAGGTTTCAAGGTGTTGAAGCAGACGACATTGCTGCATATATTGTCAGCAAAAAGCGTAGATTAGCAGTTGATGAAATCTGGTTGATGAGCAGCGACAAAGATTGGGACCTATTAATAAAACCTGGCGTAGGAAGATTTAGTTATGTTACTAGAAAAGAAGTTACGTGGGATAACTGGAATGATCATTACGCATTTGAACCCGAACAATATATTTCTGTTAAGTGTCTTATGGGCGATAGTGGTGATAATGTCCCTGGTGTGCCTGGTGTTGGGCCTAAACGTGCTCAGCAACTTGTTGAAGAGTATGGTACTACCTGGGATATTATTAACAGTATTCCTCTACATGGTCGATACAAATATATTGAAGCACTCAACCAAAACCGAGAGCAACTAGAACTTAATTATCAACTTATGGATCTTGTTACCTATTGTACAGATGCCATTGGTACGGAAAATTGTAAACAAATTGACGAAATCTTAGAGTTAACTATCAAATGAAACAAGCCATAGAATTTTTTAATATTAATCGAACCTATGATCATAATCGTGATGTAATGGTTAAGCAGGTTGTAGAGTGTAGAGTAGATAACGCTGCCTACCTACCCAAACGCGCTAATGCTACTGATGCAGGAGCAGACCTACGCAGCACTGAAAAGTGTGAAATCTATCCTGGCGAAACAAAACTTGTTGATAGTGGTGTAGCGGTCAAAATTCCACAGGGCTTCGGCGGGTTTGTGTTTAATAGATCGGGACAAGGCTCAAAGGGAATTATGTTGCTTAACGGCGTAGGCGTTATTGACAGTGATTATCGTGGAAATATAAAAATCGCACTAAAAAATATTAGTGATAACAGATATACAATAGAGGTTGGAGATAGAATCGCACAACTGGTAATTATGCCAGTTATCTTATGTGATTTCGTCGACAGCTGGAACGATACAGAACGTGGTACTGGAGGATTTGGTAGCACAGGAAAATAGGAGTAATTATGCAGGTAAGTACAAGAGCACAAGTCATTACACGAAGAACATATAATAGACCTACCAGTGATGATGGCAAACAATTTGAAACATGGGCACAAACAGT